AGTATTCGTGAGTATTTGGTTTAATGCCATTGTCAACAATAGCTTCTTCATGCAACCCATAAGCTGTTGCAGTCATTCTTTTGCTGTCAGGGGCCATAAACCATTTGTTTTTGTCAGCCCATTCTTTAGCTTCTGGATCAACTTGTGGTGCTTGTTGAGCAGGCTGTTGAGGAGCTTGTTGTCTAAACTGTTGATTATACTGCGCTTGTTGAGCTAATTGAGCTTGATGATTGTTAATGTTAGTTTCATACTTTTGCGCTTCAGCTAGTTCTGCTTGAGCCTTATACAAAGCCTCTTGAGAATTAACAACAGTATCAGTATCACCTTCTTCATACGCTTTCTTATAAACAGATTTTGCATTTTCAAGCGTCATCTCTGCTTTTGCTTTTATCTGTCCTACTAAAGCAGATTCGCCGCGCTGAATAATTGATTCGTATTCTTGATTCTTATTGTTAAGAGTCTGAGTAACACGAACCGCTTCATCGCGCATTCTTTCAGCGGCTTCTCTTTGCCGCCTTTCTTCATTTTGCTCATAACGTAATTTATTTATACGCTTTTGAACTTTTTCACTATATCCTGCAAGCTCATCTTCATCAGCATTGCTTGAAGCCTCGGATTCTTCTGACTTCGCAGGTCTACGATCATCAACAGGACGATCATCAACAACCTCTAGCTCTATATCAGATTCATCTTTTTTCTCAGCAAGTTTTTCTTTTTTAACAATTTTTGTTTTAACGCCAAAAAATTTTTCTTCTGAGCTTGCTTCAACAGGAACTTGATCGTTGGTTTCTACTTCTTGATTTAATTCACTCATACCTTACCTATGCCTCTTGGGTCTTGGACTACAGCTTCAACGCTGTCATCGTTAATTAAACGAAACTCTTTCCCATGCACCTTAAAGCGAGTGCCTGAGTAAGACCGCATAACAATCCAGTCACCTTCATTACAGAAAGCTCCCGATGGAAATCGCCGAGGATCAGAGTAAGCGTCTGGGCCAAGTTCTAGCACCATACCTACAATTGAACCCACTTCTTCTTCTTGCAACGATTTGGCAGATTTAATAATCCCGCCTTCGGTTTTCTCTTCTATATCAGGTAAAGCAATCAATATTTTGTACCCTTTGGGCGCAGGCAATTGACTAGCCTTTTCTGCTTTTACTTCTTTTTTTGCTAATGATTCACTCATTAGATAACACCTTATGCACTGGAAAAAAGCGTCCAGAGTCGCTGTGCATCGCCTTATGCGATGAATTATTCAGCTTCTAACTTACTTTTTAAGTCTAAAAGCTCTCTTTCTGCAAGGGCTAGGCCCTCTATGACTCCGCAACATTTTGCGTATTCATTGTAATCTTTACATGCGCCACCTGAAATGTGGTCGCTTAAGTCATTCATCTGACTTCTTAGCTTATCCCTTAGATACTCAAATGAATTATTTTCTGATCTACTCATCTGTTATAGACTCCACAATCTCTCGGCCTATTCTAAATCCTTCAATTTGGTCTTTAGATGCAATCCTTCTTGACTCTAATTGCTCTCTAACATTGTCTTCTGCAATTTTAACAGCTAACTTAGCCTTTTCAATTTCAGCTTGTTGGTCAAGCTTTTGTTTATCAAACTCTGACTTAGACTGCGCTTTAGCCATTTCAAGTTGCATTTTAGCCTGATCAAGTTCAGCTTTAGCTTGCGCCTGCATTTCTTTAATCTGCAATTCTTTTTGCGCCATTTGAACAATAGGATCTTGCTGTTGTTCTTGCGCTTGTTGCTGTTGTTGTTCTTGCTGATTCTTGCCTTTAAGCTGTTCTGCGGCAGGAGCCACCAATCTAGATATTCTAAGCTCGATGTCTTCTGGCAACGCTTCGCTTTCTGGCGGAAGCTCAACACCAAGCTCTTTCTCAACTTGTTGACGATAAGCAAAGGCAAGATGATCCTGAATGTGAGCGGCCATTGCCGACTGCATTGCCTTGGCGTTTGGACTCTTTCCTGCAAGCTCTTGAATCTTAGGGTCTTCCATAAAGGCCATGTGCGTTTTAATGTGCGCCTCATGGTCTTGGTAAATAAACGCCTTAACAGGATCGCCTCTAAGAATATTCATATTCTCACTTACTGGATCTGTTGGCTTTTGATCCTCATCTCTTGGGATTATCTTGTCTGCATCGCGTATGTTAAGAACCTCAAGCATTTGCCTGTGTAGCAACGGAAGGTCATACATCTCTGGATTTTGTTGAGATAACTGCAATGCGGCCTGATATTGCATGATTCTTTGGGCCATAGTGCCTGAATTAGGGTCACTTACGGCAATAACGTCTACTCTTCCATCGAAATCTTCAGCAACTACAGCATCTTCTTCAGAGGAATAAGGGTACGTTGAAGGGCCAAAATCGTACACAATTTGCGATAATAAGCGCAATTCTTTACGCATTGAGGCATGTAATCGTGCTTGAACCGCACTCATTACCTTCATAGACCGTTCTAGGATTGCAAGTGTTGTTCCCACAGGAGCTTCAGAATTCATGTCTGCCGCCTTTACGTCTGCGGCTGATGCAAACCTACGTCCTTCCTCTACAATGTCCCCCATAAGCTGATACAGGACGTTACTTGGCTCTTTATAGGGTAAAAAGCTAATATTATCGCGTATTGCACCGCCCGGAACATCAACATCTCTAAATTCTCCCGGCATTATTGGCGTATCATCGCCTTTAATCCGTAATCCTCTAGATTTTAAGCCTCCGGGAAGGTTGCTGAGCGTTCCTGCATCCACTAATTGACGCAAAAGAGAGGTTGCAGACTTAGCAAGCCCACCAATCATGTGAATTAGGCCAAATCCGTAAAAACCAAGCCCCGGCATGTACTGATAATGAACAAAATGCTCGCGTTTCATGCGATTTTCGTCATCTTCGTAGTAGTTTCTGCGTATAGAAAGAACTTTTCGTGAACTTAAGTCAATGCTAACAACATAAGGAAGCTGTATTCCGCTTTCCTCACCGTCAATCATGTCTTCAAAGCCAACTAAATCAAGATCAACTTGTATTTCTAGGATGGTATGGCGAGAATCGCTCTCGTATCCTGATGAATTACCTGTTAACTCGTTATATTTATGCTCAATTTCGTCAGTATTGTCACTGGCCGTACCTAAATCAACGTCTGAATAGAACCCAGATACCTGTAACTTCCTGACTTCATTGCTTGTTCGCTTCATAATGTGAGTTGCGCGTTCGCAAGTCACTAAATCAGATGCACCATAGCTAACAACAAAATCTTCAGCAGGAACAAACATACTACAAGGCCGACCCATGTTAGGGTCAAAGTAAACTTTTCTAAAGGCAGATCCCGCTAGTGGCAGTGAAAACAACAGTCTTTCTGTTTCTGCACGATACTCAGTCATTTTTTCAGTAACTAAGTAGTTTAGGTAATCCTGAACCCTTCCTGCTTGTTTTTCTTTTTCAGCGTCTATAATACCTACAATAGCTGTTTTAACTGGGCCTCCCGCAGGAAATAGCTCTTGTATAGATTGAGACTGAAATTTTATAACAGATTCGGTTAGTAGTGGATGAAATACGCCACAAGCCCCGTCCCACGGAGTTGTCCGGTCTTCATGCTTTAAACCAAGAAGGTCTAACCCTTCTATATAAGTTCTTTCCCAGTCAGATCGGCTTTCTTTATCTGACTTGAATGCGCCAATAAGTTCGTTAGCTATAGATGAAAGCTCTTTGTCTTCGATGTATTCGGCCAAATTGTCGTCAAAGGGAATATTCCCCATGCCGTCACCTTCGCCCTCGAAGTCAAACATCAATCCGCCATCAGGCGTTTCAACAGACACAGAGTCAGGATTAACAATTTCAATTTCTAAAGCGCCATTAGCCTCATCGGCTGTAAGCTCTTCAGGTGTTACTAACGGCTTATCAATTGCCATTTATCCGTTCTTCCCAAACTTTTGCGCTCTTGCCGCACCGCAACCGCGAGTTATGCCGCCTTTTTTCATTGCTTTTACCTTATTTATCCCTTTGTTGGGATTCATAAGCTGACCGCCACTCATGTAAGAACTGGATTTTTTATTTTTCATTTCTTTCATATTAAGCTCCGGCTACTCGCCAAACTGGTTGAAATATTTTTTCTGCACCAACATTGTCAGCATCCACAGACTCCCAAGCTAGCTCCCCTAGTCTTGAGACATAAACGCTGTAATCATCGTTTTCTAGTGTAACATAGCTAGGAGTTGATAACTCATCGTTACGTCTAAATCCTTTGTCTATAAACGCAGATGCTATTCTTTCTTGGTGCTTGTTTGCCATCTAAGCCCAAACCTTTATTTTTGTGCCGCCATGATATTCAACGGCATGTCCTTCAGAAATTAACATTTTGCACATATCTTGGCCGTTTTCATCGTAAGGAGTGCCTAATATGCGCCCATACTTCCCTTTGCCGTGAGATAATACTGTTATAGTACCCCCACACATCTCAATTAAACGTGCCTTAGCGGCTAAACCAAGGGCCTTCTCGGCCAAGTTCCTTGTTCTACTTTCTGGCGTATCAATGCCTGCAAGCCTTACTCTTTGTTTTTTGAGCCAAACATCGAAACCCAAATCAATATCAACATCAATGGTATCACCATCTATAACTCTCACTAAGGTGCATTTGTAGGTATAAGGGTTCATTAGTAATAAGCCGCTCTTCTGGTTGTCTCTAAAGGGATGTCTTCTTCATCAGAGTTAAGCCTTAAAAACCCGCCTTGCCTAAAGCGCAATAATGCCTGAGTCGATGAATCCACAAGGTCATCATGCTCTCCTGCGGGAAACGCGGCAAATTCTTCAACCACTTCCTCAGCAAATCGTCTTTCTGGCCGCCATATAATGCCAGATGCAAACATGTCAGATATAGCATTTACTCTAGATATTTTATCATTTCCTCTAGAGGG